CTTCTTGACACAGGTCTTGATCAATGGCGCAGTTAAAACAGAGGGATCTCCGGGCGACAGTAGGTGGTGCTTTAAAGTACTACGTACCTAGTCCGTCGACGACTCTGCGTACCTGCCTCATGGGTCAGAGGGATAGTTGTCAAAGTGAATATGGCTTGAGAGACCAGGCTAACGCCCTGTCAATCTACCATATCACTACCAACTACCCTCTTCTGAATGGCAAACTGGTTAGTTCCGGGGTTCTCCAACGTGAATTCATTGGATTTCCTGTCGGTAACAACACAGTCGGCCCTACAGATCCCCGCATCGTTTTCGGTACGCCTTCAGTGGCGCAATTGAATAACGACGCGTGGGAGATTCTCGCAAAGACGAATCCGTCACGTCCACATGTGAACGTGCCGGCCGCCTTGGGAGAATTAGGGGACCTGCCGAAGCTAGTCAAGGGATGGGGCGACGGCTTGTTAGCCGCTGCCGCCAAGGGAAATCTCTCTTGGCGGTGGGCCATCAAACCCATGATTAGCGACGTCCGTAAGCTCGCCAACTTTGTGTCTGCCGCAAATAGGCGGTTAGCAGAGTTGAGGAGACTTAGGGATGGCAAGAAGATTAGGAAACGGTGCAACCTAAGTGCGAACACAGTAGCCAGTGGTCCTACTCGGAGTTTAATCCACTCTGAGGGTGCCGCTGTCTATGCCTTTGCGCGCAGTGTGTCGGAGTTCCAGAAATGGGGCTCCGCTGAATGGAAGATTCTTCCAGACAGTGTTTTACCAGAGTATTCTGATGCTGACCTTAAACGGTTCAACAACAGAGTGGCTCTTGGTATCACAACGCACGGTGCACTTGAAGCAGCCTGGGAATTAACACCCTGGAGCTGGTTCATAGACTGGTTTTCGAATGTCGGCGATATGCTTGCCGCAACGAACAACTCAGTGGGCTGCACTTGGGGCAGGATCTGTGTCATGCGTACTTCTTATTCGAAGACAACGTATGACCTAGATCCAGTTGGAACTGCAAACTGGGTCACCTATGATGGGTGGTACAACCTGCAGTTTCAACGCAAGGAAAGGTGGCCAACCTATCCTATTGTCCCGTTTCCCCTTCCTACACTTCCCATCTTAGATGGTGGGAAGTTGTCGATACTCCTGTCCTTAGCTGCCCTCCGGCGCTGAGCCGGGGGTCACAGTAAGGATTGGAGGTAACTCCCATGTTAGGTACCACTTTCGTTCTTCCTCAGGCTGGTGGCGACATCACCCTGAAGTTGATCAACCAGGACGGGTATTCTTCGGAATACTTCGTCAAAGCTCTCGACGGCTTGAGTCAGTATCGTGTGCGGATTCGTCATACAAGAACGAGTCCGACCACGGCACGACCCGCGATTTATGATCGGCACAACGTCGAAGTTGTGCAGACCATTTTCGCTGCCGGCGCTGTCCCGGAGTACGAACGTAAGTTCTACTTTGTCGTTGAGCATCTGCCCAGCGACACGAGCGTTGCGTTGGCTGACGCCATGGCTGATAAAATCATCCTGTCGTCAAACGCACTGCTCACGGGACTGTTTGGCTGGGAATCCTAGTCTCTAGTGGCGTTCAGCTAAAAGCTGTTCGCCCCCGGTGCGTTACCGGGTGCCACTAGGGGCCAAGTTCCTGGCTCTGGTTGAAGAAAGTAGCACTCTAACAGCATGGGACATTTACCGGAGTTAATCCAGTTATGTCTAAATGCCATGTTAGGGAGCTGAGCAACGTGTACAAAGCGCTCTTCCAAGACGCTTTGGCCACGTTCCCGACGCTCGGGGCGGAGTTTGAGAAAGATCTCACCCGTCTCGAAGGTCTCGTGGAGCGAAGAGGTATACGAGTTTATCTCGTCGACCTCCCAGCTGTATGCAAGCATCTCGATAGATGTCTTGCAGGCGGCCATTACAATCCATCGGGGCTCCCGGCCACAAGCCGGGTCTCTAATGGGGTAGTGATTCCGAAGTTTCTTCGGGGACTCTACCTAATGGTTTTTCACGAGACCGGATCTCTGAGGGAGGATTGCAGTACGGAGGCTATCTTCTTCCTAAGACAGATTCTGTCTGTTGGTAAGAAGACGGTCTACCCCTGCAGCGGTCGCGCAGTCGAGGACGAAGTCCTCGAGTTCGTGGCCACCGACAGCCAGCTACCAGAACCTGAACAGTTCTGGGAGGCTTCGTCTCCCTCCGACCTCGTCGCTCCTGTGCCTTACCAAGGTTTTGGTAACTCACAGTTGCTAAGAGATCGGATTGACACGTACGACGCGCTAACGCGCGCCGAGCTGTCGATCTTCCTGACTAACCTCGATACTGTATCGGGGATAGTCACCACCACCCTAGGGCCTTATCGGCCCGCAGATTGGAGGTTCAGACATGGTCCTGGCGCTATTTCAGAAACTACGGCCATTTGCAACAAGTATTCTTGGCGCAATTGGTCCGAAGTTCTGGAAATGGAGTACCCTCTTGCTGATTGTGGCTTTCATAATCATGCTAGTTGGGCAGATAGGTGCGAAAATGGTGTGGGGATCGAATCTACGATTCCGTCCTCACGCCTCATCGCTGTTCCCAAGACCTTTACGGGACCGCGGCTTATTGCCGCGGAACCGTCTGAGCACCAGTGGTGCCAGCAAAACAGCTGGGACTACTTTAGCTCCCGTACCAGACGAAGTTGGCTCAGTCGATTCGTCGCATTCCGCGACCAATCACTCAACCAATCACTCTGCACGGAAGGGTCGGAAACGGGCTCGCTCGCGACCGTCGATCTTTCGGCGGCATCGGATCGAGTCACCTGTCACGTCGCAGGGCAGTTCTTCCGGGGTAACCCAGGATTACTGCGAGCACTGCGAGCGTCTCGTACCCGTCGTGTAACACAAAAACTGACGCTTCGTGCGCCAGCTTGTGTGAAGCTGAGAAAATTCTCAACGATGGGTAGCGCCAACACTTTTCCTGTTGAGTCTCTGATATTCCTAAGCATAGCACTTGCAGCCGTAGCTACCAAGCGCGGTTTCAGGCATCTAAGCCCATGGGTTATCCAGAGTCTCGAGAGGGAAGTGGCCGTCTTTGGAGATGACATAGTCATCCCCTCTGACAGTCGGGAGCTGTTCGTACGGGCTCTTGAAGTCTTGTACTTCAAGGTCAATGACCAAAAGTCTTTCTGGACTGGAAAGTTCAGAGAGTCTTGCGGCGTTGATTCCTTCGACGGCACTAACGTGACGCCGGTTTATTGGAAGCAACCGTACGATGGCGGACCAGAGTCTCTATCCAGTGTAGTAGAGTGTCGCAATAACTTTTACAAGAAGTTCTTGCTAAACACTGCTGCCTACCTGGAGTCGACACTACCACGAGGGTTACCTCAGGTAGCTATGGACTCTGGAGTCTTTGGTTTGAAGACCCGATTTAGACCTCTGAATAACGAACTCCCACGTCGTTACTCAGAACGTCTCCATCGCGTCGAGGCGAGGGTTCTGTCGATGATTTCGACACAACGCCGGACCCCAACCAATGACGACACTGCGTTACTTCAGTACTTTACTGAAGAACCAAGCCCAGATAATATCTGGGTGCATGGTGTACCGCAGCGGCCTCAACTTCGGATGAAGAAGAGGTGGGTTCCTCTAGAACTTCTCACAGCTCAATGAGAAGGCTAGAGGGGACGGCGTCA